TTTTTTGCGCCCAAAATTTGAAGGAGAGGCATGGCCTACTCAACCCTCGAAGTTGTGAACAGTATGATGGGCCTCCTCGGTGAGCTTCCCGTCAACTCCATCAACGACCCACACACCCTCATCCCGGCTGCGCTCGCGGCCATCAACAACCAGAACGCCCTCGTCCAAGTGGACTTCTGGTGGTTCAACGTGGAGTACCCCACGCTAATCCCGCAGCAAGGCTCGGGCCTAATCCTGCTGCCCGAAGACGCCGCTAGCGTGGACAGCCTGACCCAGTACCCCCGCCTCGCCGTTCGTGGCAACCGCCTGTACAACCTTGACGACATCACGGACGTATTCACCCAACCCCTGCGCGTGCGCCTGCATCGCGTGCTGTCATTCGAGGACGCCCCTGCCATCGCCCGCGCCCACATCGGGGCCAAGGCCAAGCTGGAGTTCCAGATGGCGTATGACGGTGACGGCACCAAGGCGCAGTTCCTCCAACAGGAGATCAAGGAAACATACATCCGTCTGCACTCCGAGCACATCCGTAACGCCAAGGCGAACATGCTGATGCGTCCCTCGGTGCAGCACACACTCAACCGCATCACGGGGTCACGCCCCTACGTTTACTAAGGAGGCCGCATGGCTAAGATCAGTGGCTCGTATCAGAGCCTTTCACGCGGGGTAAGCCAGCAGGTTCCAGAGGCTCGCCTCGACGGCCAGCACTCGGAGCAGGTCAACATGATTTCTGACCCCGTATCTGGTCTGGCCCGCCGCCATGGCGCTAAGTTCGCGCATGAGCGCCTGCTGCCCGCCTCCTCACCAGTGCCCACTACCGGGCCTACCCGGGATTGCTTGCGTGGCTTCAAGACCTTCGACTTCACCATCGACGGTAAGGAGTACACGATGCTCTACCCGACCATCCCTACCGTGGGTGACCCCGGGTTCTTCGACCCCGTGACCTTCATCGGGGATACCGTGTCCTGCGTGGAGAAGACCCCCCGCACTGACCCCAACAACCTTGGTGGTTTCACCACCGTGCAGATGACGCCCGTGGCGAAGTCCGTAATGGTGAACGGTATCTCTGCCGTGGCCCAGATCGGGCGGTACATCCTGCTGGCCCCTAAGCAGGCCATTGCCCAAGCCGCTTCCGTTGATAGCTGGGCCTCGATTGACAACAAGAGTAAGGCCGTGGTGTGGGTACGTGGTGGGGCCTACGCCCGCAAGTTCAAGGTGACTACCACCCTCGACGGGACGGTGTACACCGGGGAGTTCACGACCCCATCCTCCAGCTACCCCGGCGTGCTGGACACCTCGGACATTCCCTATGGGGACAGCGAGTACACCAAGAAGGTGAACGACCGGGTAAACGCCTACAACTCCGCCGTGACGGCATGGATTGGCACAGCCGGTGCGCAGACCCAGCCCCCGTACATTGCAGCCCAGCTTGCTGCCAGCCTCAACGGGGCTACCGGCAACGGCGGCATCTTCTATGCTGACGGTGCCCACATCTACGTGAGCTGGCAGGGCCTAGGCGCCATCACGTCAGATGACGGGGGGGACGGTACGCTCCTGCGGGTGTGCCACCAGACTGTCAAGTCAGCCGAGCTTGTGACAGACGCGCACTACAACGGGAAGATCGTGCAGGTGCAGGCCAGCGCCGGAGAACCCGCGTACTACCTCCGGGCAGTCGCCATCGACGGGGTTAGCGGCTCAGGTCAGGTACGCTGGGAGGAAGCCCCACGCATCACGATGCCCCCGGCTAACTCCATGTTCCTGTTCGGGACTATCCAGCAGCCCGGCTACCCGCTCCAGATTGCGGAGAGTCCTGCCGCCCTACGTGCCCTCACGGGTGGCACGTCCACGCTACCCGATATCGGGGTGCGGGCTGTGGGGGATGACGAGTCCTCGCCCACGCCACACTTCTGGGGCAAGGCCATCACCTACTTGGGCACGTTCCAAGATCGGCTGGTGGTGGCAGCAGGTGCCGTGGTATCCATGTCCGAGACAAGCAACTACCTCAACTTCTTCCGCTCCTCGACCCTCACGGTCAAGGACAGCGACCCAGTTGAGGTGTTCGCCCTCGGGGCCGAGGATGATACCATCCGACATAGTGTTATCTTCGACAAGAGCCTGCTCCTGTTCGGGGACAAGCAGCAGTACAGCATCGACGGGCGTATCCCGGTGACTCCCGCCACCACGACGGTTATCCAATCGTCTGCCGTGGAAGGGGCCAGCGACGCCAAGCCCGTGTCCATTGGCGACCTTGTGTTCTACGGCAAGCGCCGCGAGGGCACCAGCCAACTCTACCAAGTGGAGATTGGGGACGTGCAAGACACCTCGAACGCTGGGGACGTGGGCCTGCAACTGTCGGACTACATGCCCGGTAAGCCGGTTGAGGTGGTGGCTACGTCCGCACCCAACCTTGTACTGGTTCGCACCTCTGGCGCCCCGCGCTCCATCTTCGTGTTCCGGTACATTGACCGGCGGCGGGAGCGCCTGCTGGATAGCTGGAGCCGCTTCGACTACGGGCCTGAGTTCGGGGAGATTATGGGCATGTCAACCTACGACGACAAGCTCATCCTGTTCACGCACCGGGAAGCCACGGTCAACGGGGAGTACCTGCCGGGAATCTCGGGCGGGTACAGCTGGCTGGCAGTGGATACCCAATCCCTGATGTCCGGCCTGAGCGAGTACCCGTACCTTGATAGCTGGCGCAGTTGGAATGCCTTTGTCGGCACGGGTGCAAACCCGCAGCGGCAGTGGCACAACCAGCCCTTCCTGTCGGTGGCCGCAACCAAGGCCAGCCAGTTCTGGCTGTACGGTCAGAAGCCAGCGGAAGGCGCAGCCGAAGCCCTAGTCAGGGACTTCCCCACCATCACGGCCAACGACCTTGTGGTGGGTTTGGAGTTCCCTTCGTTCGTGGCGCTGACCAGCCCGTTCCGCCGAGACAGTAAGGACATTGCCTTGACGGTGGGACGCCTCACGGTGAACAAGCTGGACATCACGTACCGGGACACCGGGGGCTTCTACGCTGACGTGGTAACCCAGATGGGCACCCAGCGCGTGCTGTCCTTCAACGGGCGGCAGATGGGGTCACCCACCAACTTGGTGGGCGTGCAGCCGGTGAGTACGGGGGCAACCCCTTGCTTCATTGGCCGGGACTCCCGCCAGTACACGATCTACCTTGGGGCCAACGATTGGCAACCCTTCACCTTAACCTCGATTGGATGGACAGGACAATGGTTCTACAACGCACAGCGGGCGTAAGCCCAAGCAAGCTCGCGGCCCTCGAAGCCGCTGTGCTGGCCCAGCCGCAGGTGGAGCTTGAACAGTTCCATCACTTCGACGGCGGGGTGTACCAGCGGGGGCTTCTGCTCCCGGCTGGTGTGGTCGCCACCGGGGCTATCCACCTTCACAAGAACCTAATCACTCTGGTGAAAGGGGAGTGCCTGTTCATCGGGGATGGGGAGCCGGTTCACGCCGTGGCCCCGTTCGCTTCGATCAACGGGCCGGGAACCAAGCGCGCCGTGTACGCTATCACGGATTGTGTACTCATCAGCTACGTGGAGACAGAACTCACAGACCCCGCCGCCGTGCGGGCCGCTGTGACCGTTAACACGAACGAGGAGTACCTTCTACTACAAGGAACCCAACCATGACTTTCACTATCGGCACCGCCCTCGCCGTGGGCGGGCTGGCGTTGTCGGCAACCAGCGCCGTGGGCGCATCCAAGACAGCCAGTACGCAGGCGGCTGCTTCAATGAAGGCTGCTGAGTCCCAGAAGGAACTTAACAAGCTCAACACCGAAACCAGCAACGCTAACAGCAACACCCAGAGGGCCATCCAGACCATCAACAACAACCGCATCCTGCGGGTGGCCGGTAAGCAGTTCGACGCGGCTAGCCAGAACATAGTCCGCAACAAGGATGCCCACGTCCGTGGCTCTATCGAGCAGCAGATTCAACAGTCCGAGGCCGCTGGAGCTTACGCCGCCAACCTCGCCAGCAAGGGGGTCGGTGGAGCCAGCGCGGACGCTATCTCGATGACCCTCGCCCTCCAGCAATCCCGCCAACGACAGGCCACCAAGCAGACCAAGGAGTACCTTGACTACGACCAAGCCAAGCAGCAGGCAGGCATCATGCCGTCAGCTTTGAACGCCCTCGACCAGACCGTGTACTCCGGCAGTGTGGACAACACAGTCGTCATGCCCGAGGTTCGTGGCGGCACAGACTTTGCGGCCATCGGGGCATCCCTGCTTAACAGCAACTTGGCGAAGGCCATCCCTGACCTCTACGCTAAGTACAGTCAATCGTCCTCCTCGGGTCACACCACGGGGGCAGTATCAACTCCCGTGTACCAAGGCAACGTCCAAGGTACGAGCATCGGGTTCTTATAAGGAGCCATCATGGCAGGATTTGAAGGATACAGTGAACGTGGTACGGGTGGACAGGAGCGCGGCCCCGGCACGTTCTCGTTCGCCCCTCCGGGCACCCCGCAGGCTCAGGCTAATGAGCAGGCAGTGGGCACCCGCGCTGGGAACGTAAACCCACAGGCTTCGCAGCAAGCCTTGACCTACCAGTCCCCGACACCTGACAAGACCTTCGAGGCCGTGATCGGGTTTGCCGACAAGGCATTCGGGGAGAAGCTGGGCGAGATTAAGCAGGAGCAGTTCCTGCGGGGTATGCAGCAAGCTGCCAGCGGGGAAGCGCTCACGGACATCGTGAACGAGCAGCCGTGGTTTACCCGCATCTTCGGCCCCTCGGGCGCAGCCGATGGCGCACGCGCCTACACGGTCGCGGCTCAGGTTGCGGACTGGGGCAACCAGCAAGAGCTGGACATGATGGAACTGCGCAAGGTTAGCCCTGACCAGATTCCCGCCTACCTGAACAAGGCCGTGAACGACCGCAAGACGGGCGACCTCACGACCGACGTGATGATGGGTATGCAGATCATGAAGGAAGCCCCGGGCCTGATGAAGCGCCACGCACGGGAGAACTACAAGTACCAGCAGGAGGAAGCCGTCAAGGCCCGGTACACCGCTATGTCTGCTGCCGCCGTGAGCGTGCAGTTGGCAGGCGCTGCCGACGAGGGTACGGTGCTGCCGGAAGAAGTAGAGGAGCGCGTGGGCCGTCTGTACCAAGCCCTTGTGCTCAAGCCCGGGGAAGACCCAGAGAGCCAGCGCGCTACCCTCAAGACCTTCGTGCAAGCGCAGGCGGCTGAGGGTAACTTCCACGTCATCAACCGACTGGAGAAGGACGGCATCTTGGGCGACCTCAAGCCCGAAGACCAAGCCGTCATGACCAAGTACATCCGTGCCTCCCGCCTCCAGCAGGCGAGTGACGCGGGTGAACTGTACGCAGACCAAATCTTTAAGGTGAGCGCATCGGCCCGGCTGGGCAAGATGTCCGCCAACGAGGTGCGGGCTGCACACGACGCCATCAACGCTGAGAACACACGGTTGACGGGTAACCCCATGCCGGTGGTGCGCAAGCCCACGGTGCTGAGTGACCAGTGGAGCGCGATGCAGTACCTCAAGGCTGCTGACGAACACGCAGCCAAGGAGGCCGCAAAGATCGACCTTGCCGAGCAGACCACGGCGGGCCTCAAGAACTACCTCGCCACGGGCGGAACCCAACAGGGTGCCCTCAACGCGAAGTACGATTCCCACGACCTGCAACTGGCCTTCAAGGAACGGTTCGACGCTGCGCCTACCCTCGAAGCTAAGGCTGCAATCCTTGCGGCTGACGCGGTGGGCGGTATGGCTAACAAGTTCTTGAAGGAGGACTTCTCCCGCATCATCCTGAGCGGCCCGACCGACCGGGTGAACGACGACTTCCTGCGCACCCACGCCCAGTGGAAGGCCCTGAACAAAGCCAACGGCCACGAGGCTGTGGCAATGTACTTCCCCGGTGACACCGACCGCCTCATGGCTGAGTTCAACACGGCCCTTGGTGGGCGTGACCCGCTGACCCACGGTGATGCCGCATGGCAGGAGGCCCGGGCCAAGCACCGCGCCACCACGGGTGTGCAGTACGCCAAGGGCGAGGACAAGCTGGCCGAGCAGGCTGTGCGCAAGGCCCTCGTCGATCAGGGTGGGTGGTTCTTCGGTGGCGACAAGCTCACGAAGTCCTCCATGCAGGCGCTGCTCAACGGCATGGCCGCTGACTGGATGGGTAACAAGCGCAGCCTGAACGCTGACCTTGTGCCTACCCGCACGCTGGCGAACGCCCGGGCCAACGGCTGGGAGATTGCCGGGAACTACGCTTGGCACGTTGACCCCAACCGCCCGCGTCTGGATTCCTACTTCCCAACCAAGGAGGGCCAGCCTGTGCTGACCGCCAAGGAGCAAGGGCAGGGTCTGAACGCTGCCGTTGAAGCCAAGCTCAAGGAGGTGACCGACAAGTCCCCTGATGACGTTCGCCTGTACCGGGTGAGCGACGACACTGGTGGCAACGCTGTGTTCCAAGCTATGGTGCAGGTGGGTGAAGACACTCCCTACATCTTGCAGTTCACCTCGCAGGACATCCTCGAACAGGCCAAGAAGATTCGCCTCGCCCCGGCTGTACGAGCAGAACGCCAAGGAGCTGAGACTACCCGCCGCAAGGCCCTTCAACAACAACCCGGAAATGCGCTCTCGAACCCCCGCTTCGGTAACACGCGAGGGCCTAGCGACTTCCGAACCATTGACTAACTAAGGACTAAATATGCCAGTTGACATTACAGCATTGAAGGGCATGACCCGCGCAGAACAACTCGCTTGGGCTGACAAGTACGCAGGGGTTGCGCCCGGAACGATGGATGGAATCTGGCGTACCGAGACAGGGCGGGGTTCACACCCTACCCTGATCGGGCCTGAGACTAAGTGGGGTACGGCCAAGGGGCACTTCCAAGCTCTGGACTCCACCAACGAAACCATCAGCAAGCGCATCGGTAAACCTCTCGACCGCTTCGACTTCACGGAGTCCTTGGTGGGTGCGGCGACCCTGATGCAGGAGAACCGCCAACGCTACGGGGACGACGCCAAGGCCGTGATGGCCTACCACGGTGGCACGAACCAAGCCAACTGGGGGCCTAAGACCAAGGACTACCTCCAGAAGGTTCTGGGCGTGGATGCCCCCGCTATCGACACGGCCCGCAAGGCTGCGCCGAAGGACGACCGCAGCATCGAAGAACTCATGGACGTTCGCGGTGTGGACGTGGAGCGTGCCTTCGCTGACGGCGCTACCGCCAAGGCGACCAAGGCTGCTCCCGTTGTACCTCCCCGCTCTATCGAGACACTTGGCCCTGACGTTAGCACGTTGATGCCTGCTGTCCTTGCAGAGCAGAACGCCAAGGACGTAGCTGCTGAGAAGCTGCGCCAAGACACCCCCTTCTTCGGTAGCCTGTACTCTGAGCAGGACAGTCTGGTCAAGGCCGCTTACCAGAAGACCATGCAGCCGAAGTTCAACTTCATCATGCAGACGTTCTCGGACGTGCCCCGTGATGACGACCCCGCTTTCCTGCAACACCTGCAAGAGAAGGGTCTGGACGAGCTGGCTGGGTTCAACGACGACGAGCGGGACATCCTGCTTGAGGCCAACAACTGGGACGACTTCCAGAACCGCAAGTTCCAGATCAGCGAAGACCGCGCCAACAACACGGTGCTGAACCGTACTGGTACGGCAGGCCAACTGGGTGCCCTGTTCATCGGTGGCTCTCTCGACCCTATGACGTGGGCCACGGGGCTGGCTGCTACCAAGGCTTTCGCTGCTGCGGGCTATGGCTCCTACGCTCTGGCCGCTCAAGGCCGTGCCGGTGCTGCGCTAGGCTCCATGCTGGCTGAGAACGTGGTCGCTAACGTAGCCTACGACGCAGCCGAGCAAGCTATCGGGGCACACCGCTCCGTGCAGGACTACGCGATTAGCGCGGCCACTGGCCTGCTGCCGTTCGCAATGGGCGCACGGGGAATCAGCAAGGCGTCTACCATCGGCCTGCACAACCGCATGTTGCGGGAAGGCATCGAACGCCAGAAGGTTCACCTCGACCGCGCTGTGGAGCAGCTTGGCCCTGACGCAACGGGCGCTGAACTGTCGGCACTTGCCACCAAGCTGGAGGCTGACGCCTTGGCTGCTGACGCTGCCGCACGGGCACGGCCTAGCGCCGAAGGTGACCGTATCGACGCGCCCGCTCTGGACGACGCCGAACTCAAGCAGATGGAAGCGGACGCAGCAGAAGTCATTGTGCCACCAGCTAAGATGGACTTCCCCGCCATCGACGCTGAGTTCAAGTCCCCCACTGCCAACCTAGATGAACTCGAAGCGGCTGGGGCTACCGCTGTCCGTGAGGGTATGCTGGAAGGCCAACAGTTGGCGCTGGACGACGTGGCCCTGAAAGAGTGGGGCTACTCCTCGACCAAGGAAACCATCCTTGCGACTGGCCCGGGCACGCACCTCGACGCGGGGGCTGACCCACGACTTGCTAACGGCCATGCCATCAAGGCCATCGAGCAACTGCGCCAGCAGTTCCTGCCTGAGTTGAGCATCACGTTCAACCGGGGCCGTGGTACGGGTGCAGACGGTGAGGCCGCAATCTTCGGGCCTAAGCACGCTGGCATCACGCTGGCCCGCCTCGATAACATGAGCGTCCTCGCCCATGAGTTCGGGCACCTTGTACTGCACCACCGCATTCGCACCGCCTCCCCCGAGGTGGCCCGCGCAATGATTGCCGAAGTGACCAAGTGGAGCAAGCAACTGAACGCCCCGGGCAAGGCCACTGACGCAGCCATGCGCCGCTTCGGTCTGACCCACGCCAAGCCTGCCACTATCACGGGTGGGGCGCTGCTGGGTGACGCCATTGAGGGTAGTCTCGGTAAGGCCCTGCGGGATGCCCTGCCGGGTGCTGCCGGCTTGAAGCACATCCAGTACCTCAAGCAGTTCGACGAGTACGGCGCAGAGCAGTTCGTGAAGTACGTGGAAAGCCACATCACGGGTGACCTGAACACTGGCCTGACCCTGACGCAGCAGATGACCGTTAAGCTCAAGGAGCTGGTGAAGTCCCTGCTGGACGTGTTCAAGGTCGCTAAGGAGAAGGGCCTCATCAAGCCCTCGGAAGGATTCGAGAAGTTCTTTACGGACGTGCTGCGTAAGCAGGTGCAGGAACCCAAGGCTACGGCCAAGGCCCATGCTGCCAGCCAAGCAGTGCAGGCCCCAGCGCAAGCGAAGGCCCAACCTGTTGACCCTATCGACATCAAGTACGGTCTGGACAACCTGCCAGCGAACACTCCCCGTGAGCGTGCTGAGAAGAAGGTTATCCGGGAACTGCTGCGCAAGGCTGAGGCTTGGGATGCGGCTAACCCCACGGACGCCAACAAGGTCAAGACGATCATGAACAACAGCCTGTTCAACCTAGCCACCCCCGGCTCTATCCTTGCATCCAGCGACTCCCCGCTGGCCCGCATGGTAGCAGGCACGGTGCTGGAACACGCGCAGGGTGCGTCGGGTCGCCGCCAAACGGTGGCTATCCGTGCCCACACCCTGAACCGGGAGTTCGTGGGGAACGGTATCATCCTGTTCAACCAGAACTACAGCGTGTGGCGGAACCAACGTGCAGGCCGAGTGAAGGGTGCAGTTAACGACATGTTCAAGGGCGACCTCCGCAACGAGTTCAACCGTGCCGTGATGCTGGAGCAAGAGGCCCGCCTGTGGGGCCATGCGTCCACAGCGGACGTGTCGGTGGCCCGCGCTGCTGACGCGCTGACGACGAGCTTCGAGCGTATGCGTCTGGCGCAGATCGAAGAAAAGACCCCGGGCTGGGCCAACCTGCCTGAGACTAGCCGTGGGTACATGCCCCACAGCATCGACGCTAAGAAGTACCTCGCCACGGTAGCCAACGACCCTGCGATTGAGCGAGCCTTCAAGGCCACGTTGGTCAAGCAGTTGAAGACTATCGAGAAGATGGACGACGCCTTCGCGGACAAGGTGGCAGGCATGTACCTGAGCCACGCCCGCACGAACGCCTTGGGCGGCGGCGAGATTCCCGCGAACATCCGTGACCCCGGCGCAGCAGACTACGTGCGTCAGGCCATGAAGGCGGCAGGGCTGACCAAGGACGAAGTGGAAGCCTTCGCTGGTCGCCTGAGTGCGGGTGCCCCGAGCCACACCAAGAAGCGCTTGAAGCTAGATCTGAGCGAGCAATTCACGGACAGCAAGGGTAACACCGTGCGCCTGCTGGACATCTTCAACACTGACCCTATCGACCTCCTGCGCAAGCAGGCCCGTAAGGCAAGTGGTGAGGTGGCCCTGATGGGTAACGGAATCGCGGGGAGCGCTGGGATGGAGACTGTCCGCCGCGCTCTGGAGTTCCGGGCCTCTGGCACGGGCGACCCCAAGGCCCGCTTGGCAGAGATGGAAGCCTTCGACCAGATCAGCGCAGAGATTCTTGGCCGTCCTTTCGGGGATGCCTCGCCTGCATGGCTGGACGGTGCGCTGACCGCCAACGCTACCGCTAACCTCGGTGGCATGGGTATCACGCAGTTGGGTGAGTACATCAACACGGCTACGGGTATCGGTATCGACGGCACCCTCAAGGCTATGGCTTCGGCCCCGCGCCTGCGGGCAGAGATTCACGCTCTGGCCCGTGGCGAGAAGGTGAACAACAGCATCTTGGAATCTATCGAACTGCCTGACGGAGGCGGCGAGTTCGGCCTGACTAACTACAAGATGGTAACCCTGTACGACAACCCCGCTGCCGTGTACGACGGCTACGGTACGTCGGGTGTGGGGGTGGGCACTCGCCTGCTCCGGGCGGCCTCCTTCGGCCTGTCCTCCATTTCGGCACACCGCCTCATCCATGCCGTGCAGACCCGGGGCGTGGCAGAGCAGATCACCCTCAAGGCTATCCGGTACATCCGGGACGGCGGCGAGAGTATCGCCCTGCGGGACATGGGCTTCGATGATGCTACGGTAGCGGCCCTCAAGGCTGACCTGCCGAACATGGTAACGTGGGGGCCTAACGGTGGTGTAGCCAAGTTCGATCTGCGTAAGGCGACGAACAAGGAAGCTGCCGCCAAGTTCATCACGGCTGTGCATCGTGGCAGTGCCCAACTCATTCAGGACTCGTTCGTGGGTGAGAAGGGTAAGTGGCAACACTCCGGCGTTGGCAAGGTGCTGTCCCAGTTCCGTAACTTCCCCCTGCTTGCAGCGGAGAAGCAGTGGGGCCGTCAGCGCGGTAACCGTGGAGCGGTCGTAGCATCCCTGATGCTGCTGGCTTCTACCGGGGCAATCCTGCCGCTGGTGTACGCACGGGTAGCCCTCAACGCCGCAGGCCGTCCTGACCGGGACGAGTACATCGACAAGATGACTACGCCTTACGCGCTGGCCCGGGCCGCTCTGAACTACGTTAGCATGGCCGGTATGGCCGGTGACCTGATGGACGTGCTCTCGGGCACGGCTCAGGCGGTAGCCCCCGAAGCTGCTGCCTCCTTCACGGGTACGACCCGGACTGGCCGGGCACCCACCCTCGCGGGCATTGTCCCGCTGCTGGGCTACGGGGATGAGCTACTTGGCATCCCCGGCGCTGTCGGTAAAGGTAACCCCTTCGCCATCGCGCAAACCTTACCTCTGAGCAACGTGCCTTGGTTGACCCCAATCATGAACACCCTCCGCCCAGAGTAACCGCAAGATACCCGCCCCGCAAGGGGTGGGCTATCCTGTCCATATTATGACATAGAACTTCTATCTAACCCAAAGGAGAGCAATGCTCTACGCAACCAACCGCTTCCCCGGGGACGGTATGACTACCCAGTACGAGATTTCGTTTGTGGGTGGCTACCTTGACCGTGCCCACGTTAAGGCGTATGTCGAGGG